ATGGCAACAATCGTCAAAACCCCTTCCGGCACTTGGAAAGCCGTAGTCCGCAAAACGGGCTGGCCGACCAACGCAAAAACCTTCCGCACCAAGCGCGACGCCGAAGACTGGGCTCGCCGCACCGAAGACGAAATGGTGCGTGGCGTGTACATCCAGCGCAGCGGCTCCGAGCGCATGACGCTGGAAAAAGCTTTAGAGCGCTACCTCGCTGAGGTGACCCCCAGCAAGAAACCCACCACTCGCAAAGCCGAAGCCACCAAGGCAAAGCAATTGATCCAGCACCTGGGTAAGTATTCCCTGGCTGCTCTGTCAGCTGAAGTCATTGCCAAATACCGCGACACAAGGCTCGGCACTCTCAGCAAGCGCGGCCTCCCAACCAGCAACAATACCGTGCGGCTTGAGCTGGCACTGCTAAGTCATCTTTTCACGGTAGCTATCCAAGAATGGGGACTGGGCCTGACGTTCAACCCGGTGCTAAATATCCGCAAGCCGAGCCCTGGAGATGGCCGCGATCGGAGGCTATCCGCCGACGAAGAAAAGCGCTTGCTCGCTGCCGTGAAAAGTCACAGCAATCCGATGCTGGGATGGATCGTCCAAATCGCCCTGGAAACGGGCATGCGGTCGTCGGAGATAACTGGCCTACGTTGCCATCAGGTAGACCTGAAAAAGCGCGTGGTGCGCCTTGCAGACACGAAAAACGACAGCGCCCGCACCGTCCCTTTGACCAAGCTAGCCACCGAGACATTCAAGGCCGCTCTGGACAACCCTGTTCGCCCCAAAGACTGCAACCTAGTGTTCTTCGGTGAGCCTGGAAAGGACGAGAAACGTCGTGCTTATGCCTTCACCAAAACCTGGGGGGTGCTGAAGAAAAAACTCGGGATGCCCGACCTTCGCTTTCACGATCTACGTCATGAAGCGGTCAGCCGGCTGGTCGAGGGTGGCCTATCCGATCAGGAGGTTTCTGCCATCAGCGGACATAAGTCGATGCAGATGCTCAAGCGCTACACGCACCTGCGCGCTGAAGACCTCGTGAGCAAGCTGGACAAGCTGGAGAGGAAAGCGACCAGGCACAGTAAGCAACAGGCTGACAGCTGATCAATAGCCATTCAGCGCTAGACGTAGTTCGCCAATCACTGAGGGCTTTAACTGACGCAGCTTCGGTTACTGCCCTCAGGCATCTTCGCTATCTGGTTTGTAGAAAAGGTCCCAGCTGCTCTGGTGTGTAACGCGAGGGTCTTGTCCGTGTACAGGGTCTGACTTTAGGCCGAGAGATTTCCTCTCTTCCAGATGGCGCTCCCACGGACGATCAGTGCCTAGCACCCTGCCAAGGTGCTCAGCACGAGACTCCTCTCGGCGCTCCCACGCGCTGACGAGCTCCTGGTACTCATCGCTGTCGGCCAACTGATAAGCAACGTCAACCAGATCACTGCCTACCCAGTGCGCCAAAGGAAGCGTCCTTTCCACTGCCGCGAGACGCGCATCGTCGCTCTCCAGATCGATCTCACCCTCTTCATACAGACGCTTTGCAAGAGATATGGATTTACTGAAATACGTATCGGCGCCAGGTTGCTCTGCATGGAGAAACTCAGGAAATGTCAGCGCTGTTAATGGCGCGACATGACCATTAGCTGCATCGGTCACGCCCGTGACCAGCCAAAACGCATATTTCGGCCACAAGTGGGCTATCGACTCGATCATGGCGGAGGTCGGCTTCTGCTTGCGAGAAAACGCACTACGCCAGCGCGCGGACGGAATGCCTGTGAGCTGGGAGAGCTTCTCCCAGAAGCCACGACCGGCGTAAGGCGGCTGACTCCATAGGCTGAGCAGCGCCGAAAACGGCCCTTCGTGCCCCTTGAGGCTCTCCAGGTCAGCCGGAGACATCTGCTCCTTCAGAATCAGAATGACGCGGTCTTCAATCGTGCTTGACATCTTAAGCCTTCGCTCATAAAAAGTACCTAATGTCCAAAATATGGATATTAGGTGTTTTTTAAGGACTCTTACGCCTTTTTGCGTAATGAGCGCAGTGTATCGCAAGCCATACAAGGAGTCGCAAGATGACAGTCGAAGAAACCCTGCTGAACCGTTACGGCGGCTCACCACTGCTTTCCCTCGAACAGTTGGCGGAGGTACTGCACCGTAGCAAGGACGGCTTAAGGATCTCCTTAAGCAGCGATAACGAAATGTCTGCGAAGCTGCGTTCGTGCAAGGTCAAAATCGGCAGACGGATTTACTTCAAAACCTCTGCGATTGCCCGCGTAATCGAAGAAGCCTGACCGCTATGAGCATCAAAGCCATGAACTGGGCATGGGAGCAACCGCTCCCGCCTGTTCCGAAGCTGGTTCTCATGGCGCTTGCTGATAACGCAGATGATCACGGCTACTGCTGGCCGAAGATGAAGACGATTGCAGCAAAGTGCAGCACTTCGGTGCGCACAGTTCAGCGCACCATTAAAACCTTGCTAGCTGCGGGTCTACTGAAAAAGGACGCCCGATTCAGTGCCAGCGGCCGGCAGGTTTCTAACGGCTACACACTCGCATTGACTTACCCCGACAAATTGTCACCCTCACCAAAATGCAACGAGGGGGAGGGTGACACCCTTGTCACCCCCGGGGTGACACAGCTATGTCAGGGGGAGGGTGACAAAGCTATGTCACCCCTAGAACCACCATATGAACCTTCATATGAATCATCAGTAAGGCGCACGGCAAAACTCACGCGGTTGAGTGGGCTGGAGAGTCAACAGGTCGCCCAACTGATCAGCTCAATTCCCGCTGATCAACAGCAGGCGATCACTAACCAACTGGTAAGCGCACTGGAGAAGGGGGCCATCCATACTTCCCCGTCACGCTGGTTGAAAACCGTCATTCGACGGACAGGGCGTAATATGCATCCGCAGAGGGCGCCAGAGCTTTCGGAGGAGGGCTATGTGGAACGCCTGATTGAAGGCGGGATTTCGCCTGAGGATGCTCAGCGTATAGCCCAGAAGACCTTTAGCCGCCGCGCCATCAGAACGTCTGAACAAACAAAGTTGCGTACCCTAACCCTTCAAACTGCCCAAGGTCGCAGCTAAGCCAGCTGCGCGATACTTGCCGTCTGCATTCGCCATCATTGGCGACTGAAGTTCGTTGCGTAGCCTGAGCCACCACCTAGCACAGACCCACAAGTTCCCTACGCCACACTTTGTTGCCCTCCCAAAACCCAAGGGCTAGACTGCGCCCGTCGTGGTAAATCCCACGGCCGGGCGTCAGAACCCGAAAAATCGAGGGCGCGGTACCGTCATAGCGGACCAGCATGCACACAAGTGTTTGCTGTCGCTTATCTATGGCAGGCCGTGCGGGGCAGGCTTTTGCCTGGCCGGTTCCCTCGGTTACCGGTTTCTGACCCCCGTACGGTCTGCCACCATACTGCGTCAGAACGGATGGTGGCAGCTCCTTAATTCAACCGAGGAGCATAAGGAAAATGCGCTATCCCTTTTTTACCCAAGAGCTCCGCCCTTGGCCTATGGTCTTGTTGTCCGCCTCTGATCTGGAGGTGCGCCATGGCTGAGTTCGAATCCTGTGTTGTACCTTTCCCACTGCAGCGTAGTCCGCTGCATGAATCCGAACGTTCTTCCCTGCCCTCTGAAGCTGCTGCTGAAACGCGTGCGGTCATGCTTGGCCATCTGCTTGATCAATTGGCTGAGCCTGAGGGTGTACCACTCGATCACATGCGCGTGCGTATCGCTGCTTACTCGGCGCTGGACCTTCTCGATGAGATGGTGGTGCTGTATCGCCGGGCGCTCTCGGAAGTCCGAGGAGGTGCGAGATGATCAAAACAGTGACCACCTACCTCCCACCCCATGATGGCCATCCGGGTATAGAAATCACTTGGGCTGCCGACTGTCGAGAAGCGTTCAATCAGGGCGCCAAACTTGCTCAGAGCTGGCTTGATAATGCCCGCAGCGGCTGGCTCTGGGCGGTTATGATTGCTCAACGCGATTTATGGACATGCGCAATCGAACGAAGAGCTTTCGAAGTAGGGTTCCTCAGCCGCGTCCACCAGCGAATATGCTCACACAGATGCTGTGGTCCATCGGCCACCCCCCTTTCCCTGGAGCTGTAAAGCAGACGTAAGTGAGCCGGCCTTGCCGGCTTACGCTAACCATAAATATACCAGCAAACTACAGGGACGACCCCCACAGTACAGAGGCCAGATATAGGCCGAGAACGGCCAATAGGGAACGGCTAAGTGGTGGCTTCCATTCTTTAGATCCTTCGTAAGTACTTGGCTCACATAGTGACGAGTAGCCGAGCGTCCGTGTTTCGGGCAGTACTCCCGAAGGCAGATCGCGCTGAGCACACGGGTAGCACGAAGCCGGTAATATCCCCCAAGAAATAAAGCGAGCTTGAGGATATTCACATGGATGAGCAAGTTACGGCTACGAAGCATGTTATTCAAGGCTTCAACCCCGCCACTCTATACGGCAAAGGTTTCAATCTAGGTACTGCCGACTTGATTCAGGGCGGTTCGCTCCGGGAAGTGGTGGGGCGCTGCGTTTCCGCTTTACTTTTGCACCTGTTGGATAAGGATGGACGCCGCGTATTCAAGGGCGCGACGATAATCCTGCCGCCGACTACAGCTGCCAAGAACTCGGCGGAGTCTGTATTCACTGCCTTGGTCCGGGCGACACACGAACTGCGTGGCTTTGAGCTTGACGAACAAGAAATGCTTATTCTTCGTCGACTTGTGCTCATCGTGAATAGCCCATCGCTGGAAGTCGCTGACCTGCTACGCACTGTTCAGGAACAGGGAGAACGACGTCTCGTTGCGGTCGCGGACGCTAGCCAGTATCGAGACTCCTCCATCGACCTACCTAAAGCCTTCGGTGTTTCAGCAGTCCGAGTTGGTGAAGACCGGTGGGTGCCTCACGTGACTTCAATTTGCCGGCAGCTCATACCCATTGTGGAGGAACTGGAGGGCTACGTGCTGATTCACGCCCCGGAAATCCCCGCTCGAAAGCCGGCCAATGTGGAGTTACTGCTTTCCGTGGACAACTGCTATGTCGCAACGTTGCATTACGAAGCTGCTCCCGAGGATGTGATCAACTCTCGCGCACAGGCTTGGAGGGCCATGGTACTCCAAGGCCGATTACCAGACGTAATGGCAGAGCTCGAGGGCCTAGCATTGCCGGAAGGTGCTCGACTCCACGCTCTCGCCCAGCTGCTAGGAGGAACTGGACGGGATAGCGAGACTCTCGAAGTTATCGCTCAGCTACGGCCACATCTCGCGACGCTCACAGTTGAGGCGGCCGTACAGGTGGCGCAACTATCTCACCAGGCAGGCAACGATGCGTTGGCACGCGATATCTTGCCAGAAGGGCCTGATGGTGTCGGAGACCAACAGTGGCTCGAGGAAGGCCTCGAACTTGCCACGCATCTTGAAGACAACGACCGAATCTCTCGGTTTGACGCACGACTGTCGGAACTGTTTCCCAACTCGGATCGAGTTAGGGAGAACAGAGATCGCCGGCTACTCATGAATTCCCAAAAGGTGAAGTCAGGCGAATCGCACATTTTCACCACCGCCGGGTTCACAGCCAATCATTTGGCTTTGCAAACATGGCTGTCTGCCTTAGAACCGGAATATGAAGCGATTATTGAGGAGGCGAGTGCATGGGAGAAGGACTGGCAGGAGCTAGCCTTTGTTTGTTGCGCAATGCATGCACGAAGTGTCGACAAGCCAAGAGACGCGGCCGAAGTCGCAAGCCTTGTCACCTCATCCGAACTCTATGGCCGCCAGGCCACCCAAGTTCTCATCTGGTCCATCAAGTCGATGATGCTCAAGGAGCTCATCCCTGAACACGAACGTGACGACTACCGCCACTTATTCCAATCGGCTTTTCGATTCCTTGCACTCCACCCAGAAGACCGTGTCGTCAGGTCTGGCCTCACTGCGCTACTGTCGGTCGAGTCCTGTGGTGACATGGGCATCCCTCTAGTGGCACTCACAATGCTTGACCTCGCTGAGCAGGGCGTGGACCTGGTGCGGCCGACTGACGATGCCAATGAAGTCCTCTCCGGGGAGCCTGATGAAAAGATTCGTACATCTATTGAGAGTGCGATGCACTGGCTGGCCGACATCGGTGTAGGCGAGCCAGGCGTGACGGTGATACCTCGCGACCTATTGGTCGCTAGTCCTGACGACGTCGTACGTACCATCGAACGCATGGTGCACCTCACCAGTGGTCAGATGGGTGAGAACGTAGACTTGGCATACATGCAGCAACTGGTGCTAATCGCATGTACGATTTGCCCTCATGCCACAAAGGAATGTGACGAAGATATTCGGCTAATGAGGCTGTTGGCCAGCCAGTTTGCTACAGCGGGACAGTTCCAACAGGCGCGTGATTTTGCCGAACAAATCCTGCTGATGGGCCACACCAGTTTGTATCGCCGTCGCTTAGCCTGGCAGGCATTCGGTGATGTTTATCACCGCTGTCGTAACCACGTCGTTGCGCTCATCGGCTTGGCTTGTGCTTTGGCTGTCGACGTCCCAGTCGAAAAAGCCGACCTTTGGCACGAAGTCTATGCCATCCATCGCGTTCTGCGAGATCTGGGTCTTTTTGATCTCTCGCGCTCGTTCCTTTCGACGATGAAGACGATCTTGTCAGACCTTGGGTTTGATGCAGACAAGGATCCGCGCTATCTCAGCGCTCAGCTAAGCCTAAGACTCATGGAAACCGATGACTCCGCGATCGGACCGCTCGGCGAAATTCTTGCCGACGTAGCAGAGGCTTGTCGGAGCGAACTTGAAGATCGAAATCGCCTGCTTCCTCTCGTATTACTTTTAGGGCAATCGGTGCTTAAAGCGGAAGGCGCGGGAGTGAACATTTCGCCAGATGTGCGAGCCACGCTAGACACAGCGCTTGAGCAGGTAGGCGCAGGAATGGCCGCTATGGTCCGGACTGTTTCGACGGCGAAGCCAAGTGCTGAGGCCGTGCTGGAGATCTTTAACGGCGTGCAGCGTGCAGCATATGCTTCTGATGTGGCGCATGACTACGCAGTCCTTGCACTGACGGCGAGGCGATTATTGGATTTCGGCCCGCAAGGCGAGCCCCACCCTACCGAGAACGCATTCGCTATCGAGCTTCTCGCCGACCACACCGTTACATCGGTGGGTGATACACCAGAGATGATACTGGAGTGGCCAATTCGATACGCTGCGAAGTTGAACCAAGCGGGCCTTGATGTCGCCTTCCTCGCTTTGAGCAGTGACGGCGAGCTGACGGTAATCCATGTCTTCAGCGGACAGGCCCACGCGATCGAGCAGCCTAAGTCTGACCGTAGCTTCCGGGATCGCCTCCATTCCTGGCTGCAGGATTACCCAAGAGACTATGGCCGTGTCGACCGGAGCGAAGGGAATAACATCTTCTACATGACGATGGAAGAGCTCAATATTCGCCTACCCCAGTGCGAAAGGCTTGTCTTAGTGGCGGAGCCGTTCCTGCAGCAGGTCACCGTCAATCTGGTGGTTGTGCAACCGGAAGACGGAACGTTTGGTTTCTTCGCGGGGACAAAGACGGCTATCGGTATCGTCCCGTCTCTAAGCTGGCTCTCGGCAGCAAGCAATCTTGAACCCAGTGGCCGAACCGCCTACAAGGCGTGGATTTCGGCTGATCCTAGATCTGGGTTCGGAGAAGTAGCAGATGGCATGGATAGCGACGAATACCGCCTAGAAGACGCTGAACGAGAACCCACTCTTGATATCGCTTTAAGGAACCTTGGCAGATGCTTCGAGGACTTCGGCTTTACAGTCAATAACGGACGCCGACTACCGAATGACATGCAAGATGCGGGCTTGGCCGTGATCACCGCGCACGGGGGGCTGAACAGGGAGGGTCGCTACCTCCACAGCATCCGCGATGACGACGACCTTTTCGTTGCTCCATCTGCTCTTGCTGCCGCGTTGGCGGGCGTCGAATTGGTCATCCTGTTCGTGTGCAGTGGAGGCCGTATTGATAAAAATCCGTGGGACAATTCGACAACCAGTCTCCCAAAACAATTGCTGAACAACGGAACCCGCGCAGTCATAGCATCACCGTGGCCACTCGATGTGATGGTGACCTACAACTGGCTTGAACCCTTCCTTCTGGAGTGGGAAGCAGGTGCCACAGCCCTTGACGCTACTAAGAAAGCCAACGATGCGGTTGCTCGTAATCTAGGCGAGGTTCCACAGTACTCTCTTGCGATGCGGGTATATGGCAATGTAATGCTCACAAGGCATGCAGTGACATAGGAAGCGCTTCGAGTAGAAACAAAATTAACAAAAAGGCGGAAAAGCGATCACTGAATAAGGGGGCGCTGCACGAGGTATTCGGGCTGTATTTCGATCCGTTCACCTCTGCCACGCAAGCGACTGCTCCCTTTGGTGCCTTGTTAATCTGACCTCGTTAGCTGGCGTGTGCGCTCAAGTAGCGCTGACCTGCCCTCGCCCGCCACCCAACGGCGTCGAAGTACTCACTATCTCTACCTACTTACTCAGCCCAGCGGTTCAGAATGCACGGTAAAGGTGGAGGGCAAGATAAAAGGTGGCGGCACTTCGTTGGCCTGAAAAGCAGTCTGCACGGGGGTTGGAGACGGCACCCAAGGCATGCATAGGCGTGCCGTGCACAGCGCAAACGCCTGCTAGTTCTGGCTGTGGCGCGTGCCTAACACTCCTTATTGCGATCAGCTTGGAACAGACGTCGGTAACCGAACCTACAACCGGAAACCGATGCAGATACAGAGTCATGCCTGGAAGCTTGTAGCCCTTGAGCTACAAGACAGCTCGGCCTGAGCCATTTTGTATCCCAGGGGCTACAAATGACCTCTTTCAACGATGCTTCTGAAACGCTGAAAAAAGCGTACGAGCAACAACCCTGATCAGACGCGCTCATCAACCTAACAAGCCCGGCTTGAGAATTAGACAGTGAGCCGAATAGACGGCATTATCGGCTCACTGCATGAGCCGAATAGGCTCGTTAATCGGCTCACAGATGAACAACCCTTATGAATGACCCGCTCTGGATCTGGCAGCAGCTCGACTGGCCGCACTTCAGTTGGCAAGCCGAAGCGCTTGCCCCGCTGCTGCGTGCTTGCAGTCAGGCTCAGGGACGTTTGTTAGGAATGCTCGGTGCGGTGGGCGGTGACACTGAAGTGCAGAGCAGCCTGGATGCCATGCTGCAGAACATCGTCACCTCTTCGGCCATTGAGGGCGAGCAACTGAATGTCGGCTCGGTGCGCTCATCGCTGGCGCGGCGCCTGGGACTGAATGAAGAGGGTCGTACCACCTCACGTTCCGAAGGTCTGGCGGAACTGCTGCTCGATGCAACTCGTTTACATCAAGAGCCACTAGACGAACGGCGACTGTTCAACTGGCACCGTTGGTTATTCCCCACAGATGACCAACTACTAGCTCGACCATTACATATCGGCGAGCTGCGCGGCGAAGAGCCGATGCAGGTGGTTTCCGGTCGTATCGACCGCCCCACCGTGCATTTCGAAGCGCCACCGCGCGCCGGCCTGGAAGCGCAACTGACGGACTTTCTCGCCTGGTTCGAGAGCAGCCGTAGCGATGCCAGCCTTGACCCCTTTCTGCGCGCCGGCATCGCCCACTTCTGGTTCGTGACCCTGCACCCGTTCGATGACGGCAACGGCCGCCTTACGCGCGCCATCACCGATCTGGCATTGGCTCAGGGCGAGCAACAAGCCATCCGCTTCTACGCCATGTCGGCGAGCATCCTCGACGACCGCGCCGGTTACTACCGCATCCTCGAAGCCAGCCAGAAAGGCACCCTGGATATCACAGCCTGGCTGCAGTGGTTTCTAGCAACGCTGCTCAACAGCCTGGAGCAAGCCCTTGCTCGCATCGACCGCGTACTGGTCAAGGCGCGCTTCTGGCAGGCACACCGCAGCCAAACCTTATCAGCGGAGCAGATCAAAGTACTTAACCGCCTGCTCGATGGCGGCGAGCGCGGTTTCGAGGACGGTATCAGCGCCGCCCAGTACCAGGCCGTAGCCAAGGTATCCAAAGCCACCGCGACCCGTCACCTGAGCGACCTGCTGGAAAAGGGCTGCATCGAGCGACTGCCCGGTGGCGGGCGCAGCACCCGTTACCAGATAGCACGCTGAGCTGAGCTCATCAGCGCTTGGTGCGTCATCGCACCATAGGACAATGGTCGCGATCCCCTTGAGCACTCGAAAGCAATTGGCCATTATCAGCTCAGTGCCAGGCGTCTGGATTTCGGCACACCTGCTCGCCTCTCCATTAAGCAGTTCGGCTCAAGGAAGAAAATGGATTACAGCCCGATAGTCGCCCAGGTCTGGGGCATGCTGACCTGGTTCATCCCAGCAGCGCTGCTGATCGGCCTGCTCAAATCGCCCTGGGCCAAAGGGCAGATCGGTGAACTGCTGGTACGCCTGTTCGCCCATTGGCAACTGGACAAGCAGATCTACCGCCGCCTGCACAACGTCACCCTGAACACACCAGACGGCACCACGCAGATCGACCACGTATTCCTCTCGCCCTACGGCATCTTCGTGCTGGAAACGAAGAACATGAGCGGCTGGATCTTCGGCAGCGAGAAGCAGGCGCAGTGGACGCAGAATCTCTACAAACGCACCTTCAAGTTCCAGAACCCGCTGCGGCAGAACTACAAGCACCTCAAAGCCCTAGAAGCCACCCTTGGCGTCAATCCCGAGCACCTGCACTCAGTCATCACCTTTGTCGGCGGCAGCACCTTTAAAACAGAAGTGCCGGCCAACGTAACCCAGGGCATCGGCTTTATCCGCTACATCAAGTCATTCCAGCAGGCGGTATTCAGCGAGGCTGAAGTTGACGCGCTGCTGCATGCCCTGCAAACCGGCCGCCGCGCACCGACCCTCGCCACCCACCGCGAGCATGTGCAAAACCTCAAGCGCCGGAGTGATCCGACAGCAGAACGGCAATGCCCGAAATGCGGTAGTGCGCTACTGATTCGCACCGTGAAATCTGGGGCGAAAGCAGGGCAGCAGTTCTGGGGATGCTCAGCATTTCCAAAGTGCCGGACAATACAAAACATGTGAACCCTAGAGGAAACGTAGGCATCGTGACCTACACCTATTATCTTTCCTCAGAATTTAAAAGGACGGCTTCACTATGCAAAGTCAATCAAATGAAGTCACCGTTATAAAACAATTACTTCGCGAATATGCCGATAGTTCAGTTCGCCTAGGAACTCAGCAAGATGACTGTTTGCTGTGGGGCTTCACGACACTACTAGCTTTCCAAACACACAACCTAGATGAGGGCCAAACACTTCACAGGCCAGTAGAGCTACCGCAGATAACAGGACAATTTATTGCTCAGCTGAACGAAAAAGGCTTCAATACTAGGCTATTAACAAGGCTAGAGCCACCAAGAATACATATATTGGAGCACCTAGTCTATGTTGCAAGGCGTTGCAAATTGAATCCAACAGAGCTGACCAGCATCCTGGACTGGATCATGAGGCAACTGAGCATAGAGACCCAAGGAAGCATCACCCCAAAAGAAATTGCTTCAATTATGACTTCACTGCTAGATGTAAAGCAGGGGCAGACCCTTTTAGATCCAGCAATGGGATCTGGCGCCTTTCTACAAGCAGTAAAAGCCCAAGGAATATTTAACGGCCATTTCGTAGGCATTGAAAAAAATGAAAAGATCGCGTTCATCGCATCCTTATATGCCTACATCCAAAATCACGAAGAAGCAACAATAAAGCTTGGAGGTGCATTCTATCATCTACAAGAACAAGGTTTGCTATTTGACTACGTCATATCTAACCCGCCCGTTTACCGAATCCCAAAGCCTCAGGCGCTACATCAATTTCGCGAAACACTAGAGCATCGTCAAATCTCAAGTGAAATGTCGCTTAACTTTGTTCAGCTAGGCTTACAGAAGCTAAGCAGAAGCGGGCGAGCAGCATTTTTGGTGCATATGGGAACACTATTTTCTGCAACCGAAATAAAAGTCCGAGAAGAATGGATTAAAGCAGGGCTAATAAAAACTGTAATCAGCCTCCCTGACAAGTTGTTGCCACACACAAGCAACAAATGCGCAATACTTATTTTCAGTAAGGAAACCAGCAAAAATAAAAACGTAACCCTAGTCAAAGCAGATGACTTATCCAACACGAACTCAAACGGTCAGAACACACTTCAAGACAATGCACTAGATATTATTATCCGCAGATCAAGCAATAAAGAAAAAACCTATAACAACGCCATCGTAACCATAGATGAAATAGTCAAGGCAAATTACTCTCTTTATCCCGACCACTATGTATTAAAACCAATCAATGAAGTCGCCGAGAAAATCTCAAAAAAATGGGTTCCTATAGAGCAACTTGCCATAGCAATTCAAGGCACAAGAAACTTAGGTAGACTCCAAGGCGGCGAGAGCGAGGTTATTGTCGGGAAAAGCGTCCGGCAAATGTATAAAAACGACCCTTATCTTGAAAAGAAAGATTTTTCATCATTTGCAGAAAACATAATTAGAACAGAGCCCTACGACCTACTCATACAACGGATAGGTGATAACCCAGCTGTACACATGGTGTTGCCCGAGCAGTCCGGCATGATAGTTGATCAAACAGTTTTTATTGTACGTTTCTACGAAATCAAGCCCGGATTTATTAATTTTGTAGCCGAGTTTCTGAACTCGGATCGCGGAGCAAACCACATCGCATCATTCTGCCACAACGTGACTGTACAAACACTTACCAAGAAAGTTGTACACAGCATAACTATACCTATTGCTGATGACTCCATGCAGTCTCTACTAATGGAGATAGCACATGCAGAAAAATCTCTTAGCCAGGAAAAACTAAAGGCTAATGCCCTCAAGGTGAAAATATTTGAAGGTCTAGGCTACGAAAAAATCGAGAACGATTTTGACAGCATTCGCTTCTCGCTGAACACTCTAGAAAACGCACTTAAGAATAAAGACAAGATCAGCTACAAAGTCAGCAACCAGTACCCATACCCTATAGCTTTCGCATATCGCAACATGTATGCAGACAGAGAGTGGTCTGCTATTTACGAGAACCAAATGAAATTTGGCGAACTAATATTATCTTTCATGGTAAGCGTCAGCCTAGGCCTATTAAACCACCATCAAAAGCCTCACCACCTTAACCTGAGCGGGTTGGCATCTGACCTTTCAGAAGCGCTTAAAGGTGGTATTTCTCCCGGCCACTGGCAAAAACTCCTACACAGCTCATGTCTAATTTTACGTGAAATACCAGATTGCCCGCTATCCACCCAACTAGCTGCTTCATGGTTCAAAGGCCGCGGAAATAAGCTATCTGAGTTTGGGCGCGAAACAATTTCCGCACTTATATCAAAGCTCAACGACAAAAAGCATTGGCGAGGCCCCAAAGGCTCTCACGCGAGCAAAGATGCAGTGACAGCCCACCAGGAACATATTGATAGAGCCTTACTAGACATTGAGTTTTTCTCTAAATGGGATTTCTTTATCAATGACAAACTAGACTACTCCTCTAACTCAGAAATGTTCACCTGCTCTGCGAGTCTATTGCGAGGAGATCACCCCTGCTTTGAGCAAGTGGACATAGTCTCAAACACCCCTCTTTCCGTAGGTGACATTTACTGCAAAATCGGAGACCACATAATTAGCCTGTCGCCTTTTTTATTGTCCACTTTCAGTCCATCCACTCAACGAACTGAAATCTTTAGCCTCGACAAAAAAAGCAAAGCCGGCGAGTATATTATGAAAAGCTTTGACTCAGGACAAACGATACACATACCCAACAAACTGGCCGCCAATCTCGACTCATGGTTCTTAAAAAACGAAATACTCCAAGCACCTAGCTTAGAAAGAGTCCTATAAAGAACGATTCCCAATCAACTACAGAGCAAGCTGCTCCTTAGTGTAGAAATTGAGTTCGATTTCAGACTCAAACAGAGCTGGCTGGTTTGCCTGAAAAGGTGAGCTTGACGCGACAAAGGAACGCGCGATCACCGTATGCTACGGTAAACACTTTCCGTCCTTTGTTTGACTATGCCACTCGCGGGTTGTGAGGCTGTCATGCGTGGCAACCTTCTCATTAGGTTTTGTACGAAAAGTACTGCCGCATGCAACGCAGGCTGCAGGCCAGTGTGACCATGGCTGAAAAGCTTCTCGCCAGCTTGCCGTAGCGAGTGCCTATTCTGCGGTTCTATTTCAGCCAGCCAAACATCCGCTCAATGATGTTCCGCACGATCAAAGAGTCGGGGCAGGCCAGGCCGAGGCTTGTGTGGCATGGCACGCAGCGGGATTACCGACTGTATTCGGTAGCGGTCGCAGTAATGGCGCAGGTGTTGCGCGTCATAGCCTTTGTCAGCCAGTAACCAGCGACTGCGTTTGCGTGGACGCCCCGGCTTACCGGGAATTCGCACCTGATCCAGCAACGGCTGGGCATGAGCGATATCGCTCGTTTGCCCCGACGAAAGAATGAAGCGTAATGGAACACCATTGGCGTCACAGATCATGTGAATCTTGGTAGTAAGGCCGCCTCGACTACGTCCCAGAGCATGGTCTAGCGGTTCTTCAGGCCCCCTTTTTTCCCGGCGCCTGAAGAGGCTCGGGTTACGCGTATCGCAGTGGAATCGATCATCCAGGTGTCCAGATCAATCAGTCCCTCCCGGTTTAATCGAATGTGCAAGCGCTCCGGTATCCGGTCGAGCGTACCGTCGTCGCGCCAGTCACGAAAACGCTGATACACCGTCGACCAAGGCCCAAAGCGTTCCGGCAGATCACGCCAGGCAGCGCCCGAGCAGAGGATCCACAGGACTGCGTGGAGCACCTGACGATCATCACTGCGTGGGCGACCCATTTTCTGCTCTGGAGAAACCAGATCCTTGATCAATTCCCACGATGCGTCGGAGAGTTCGTAACGCTTTGCCATGCGGGCCTCCAGCCAATCATGGCGGCAATTTTACCCGTACCGACTTTTCGTACAAAACCTAGCTGCACCATGCGGCTGGAGCCAACACTTTTACCCGCTGGCGAGGTTGGTGTGCGGTACAGAGCTCCACTTGAGGTAATCGAGACGTCGTCGCCAATCCATGGGTTTTATGTGAGCGAAAAACATCCACTTCCTGAAGGATTGCGAATTGAGCATCATGACCGCGAGTCGCGGGGGCTCATAACAGGCACACCTACCAAAGCTGGTGCCTATGTAAGTGCAAATCTCCGCTGGCACATACGGCACGCAGTACGCAGGCCTTGATGCGAGCCGTATCTACATGCTCGAAGTCAGCAAATGGCAGGCAAAGCCAAGCGCCCGATTAGGTCGTAAGCAATCCTCAACGGTACAAAAAACAGTACACTAGCGGTACAGTGCCTAGCTTCTTCCGCTTTCTAAAAACTTCACTCAAGTCCAGTAACGACGCTGCTTTCAGCTTATTTTGCTTGCGCTAAGTTATTCACGGTTTTACTGGCCTTGAGCCGTTTCTAGATCACTCATAATCCTTTGGTCCACGGTTCGAGTCCGTGTGGGCCCACCACCTTCAAAGCCGCGCACCGCGCGGCTTTTGTGTTTTCGTGGTTCTGAGTTTTTACATTTCATACCATCACAGTGTCCACAATGCGTCCACCTTATCCATGCTCACCGCCTATTTCTGTAGCCTGCCCGTGTTTCAGCTTCAGAATGTCCCCCACAACAAGGTACGTATAAACAACATACCGATCTGCTTCATCCTGCGACGAAATTACGTCATGAGAACCCTTCTGAGCTGCTCTGAAAATGGCGTCCAGACGCTCGCCCATGTAACTCAGGTGAGAGCCAACAATATGCTGGAATCGCTCCGAGTCAGAGTTTTCTTCAATATAGGCAATTAGTCTATTTATATAATTATCGGGGCCTAGCTTAATTGTTTTAGGTTTCGAGCCTGATTCAATGATTTTATCCTCTCTGGCTGGATATAACGAGTCGGCTGTGTCTTGCAATATGCGGCGACAGCTATGCACAGCGTTAGACCAATCCTCATTGTTTTCAGATGCTAAGTTTTCATATACAGCGGAGAACTTCATTATGGATTCAGGAACTACGTAACCAATACTCTCGTCAACCCGTTCTCTGATCCGGTCAAAAATGTCCTGGGCTACTGAAGAGAACTTAAGTTCAAAGTATGTGTTTGACAAAAAAGTGTGGAGAAAAAGCCTGCGACTTGCCAAGCGCGTAGATGCCTCTCGCCAGTCACTCATTCGTGCCTTTCTTTCTGAGGGGTTTGGGCTCCCTTCTCTGGCACGTTTCTCTAAAATCTCAAGCTCGATTTCCATCTGATCGAGGGCATCCCCCTTAGCTCGCTCGACAAAACCATTAGGACTCTCTTCATTTTTGTATTGCTTGGCGCGACCAGCTAATTTAATTAGCTTCCATACTTCGGAGCTGTATTTACCTGACAGTGTAGTCGGGTATCCGCTCGCCTCATATTGTAGGGCTTGCATATGCTCAAATTGCCCAGTCTGTCTGGCAAGTCGATTTGCTTTAAGTGCTATTTGAGAAAGTGAGCTGAAAGCCATTTCCACTTCGTCAAGAAGAGACTCACATAATTCAAGATTAGCTTGTGTTTTCTCCTTCGAGTTCATTTCTCATTCCTATCGAGCTTTGAAAGTGGGTTGTGCAGCACAACATCAGCCATATGCCCTGGGCTGAAGTGGGCGTACTTCTGCGTCATGGCCAGGGTAGTGTGGCCGAGGACGCGTTGTAGGGTCAGGATGTCGCCGCCGTTGCGCATGTAGTGGCTGGCGAAGGTGTGGCGTAGAACATGGCTCGATTGGCCGTCTGGCAACTCGAGGTTGATCGCGTCGACGGCAGCTCGGAATTTGTCGTAGCCGGGGGAGAAGGGCAGGGCCTTGGCCAGGCGCTTGGCCAGGCCGGCCGCGATCGGCACTGAGCGGTTCTTGCTGGATTTCGTCTTGCTGAAGTGGATCAGCCCGGAACGCACCTGGCGGGGCTGTAGGGACTCGGCTTCGCCCCAGCGGGCACCGGTGGCCAGGCATACCTCTGCAATCAGCCTTGCGTGCGCGGTAGGCTCGCCCAGGGCGTTCAGCAACTGCTGAATCTGATCGGGCTCGAGGTAGGCCATTTCGGCTTCGTCGAACTTCAGCTTGCGGATCCTGGCCAGAGGGTTTTCGCCTTTCCACTCGCCCAGGCGCTCGAGCTCGTTGAACACGGCGCGCAGGTAGGCCAATTCGTGATTCAGCATGTTCGCGCTGATCGGCTTGGGCTTCTCGCCCTTGGCCTGGCCGCGGCCAGGCTTCGGCCTGGTGTGTTTCCCTTCAGCCCGCTCTGCTCGGTACTGGGCAAAGTCATTGCCTGTGAACTTGAACGCCTTGGGATTGCCCATCCGCTCGGCCATCGTTTTCAGCTGGGAGAGACGCGATTCCCCGGTCTTTAACGTCTGGCCATGCAGCAGGTACCAGCGATCGATGAGGTCTGTCAGCCGGCGTTCGTCCAAGGGCGTTTTCTTCTCGAATTCGCCCTTGGAGCCGTCGCCCATCAGCCGCCGCTCGACATGCATAGCTTCGTTCTTCGACTTCACCTTGCGGCGAATGCGAGCGCCTGCACGCCCCTCTGGCCGACAATCTACCAACCACTGGCCATCCGGCATTTTCTTGATCGACATAGCTACAGCGGGCTGATCTGTTCCGACGCGCTCGAGATGTCGTCGGTTAGAAGCCAAAGGGTGTATTTCCTGAATCTGGGGTGGTTGGCCATTTTCAAAATAGGCGGTAGCCCCATTTCGATGATGCCTGCTTCGTATTTCTTCAGCGTGCTATGTGACATCTCGAGCAGCTCGCACAGCTCGCCCTGAGTAATCCCTTCCCGCTTCCGTATCGCCTTCAGCTTCGCAGGCAAATCCACGTGTTTCTCCCTCTTGACTTGTTCCTTGTGAGGAACATAATGTGTTCCTTGTAAGGAACATTGCTCGGCAATATCACAGGGGAGATTATCAGAATGCAGATCACCATCGACACGCCATACGTGACGGTTCAGGAGTTTTCGCGCCGCTCTGGCCTATCGGATCGCTCGATCCGGCGCGAGATCGAGCAGGGGCACTTCATCACTCGACCAAAGCAGGAGGGCGACAAGACCACCGTCTTCATCAACATGATTCACATGGCCATCGAGGCGGCCGAGCAATCCGAGCGCGTGCGGGCACAGGCCAACGCTCAATGAACCAGATGGCCAACCGCATCAACTTCGACGACATCTATCGCCTGGACGTAGTGCAGGCGCTGGAGAACGACCGCGACCTGGACTTCACCAGCGTCAACGGCACGTACCTGCAGAAAGGCGTATGCCCCGGCTGTGGACAGCGCCGCCTGTACATCAGCCGCGAGAAGCCCTACCAGCTGAAATGCAACCGCGAGAACGAATGCCAGTTCGAGCAGAAGACCCGCGACCGCTACAGCTACCTGTTCGAAAACCTGAGCGAGCGCTTCCCGGTCACGCCGAGCAACCCCAACGCCACCGCCGACGCATACCTGCAGCGCAATCGCGGGTTCGATATCAGCAAGCTGGCCGGCTGGTACACCCAGGCGCGCCGCAAGGTGAAGAGCGGGGCGTATGCCGACACAGTGCGGTTCGACCTATGCGACGGTTACTGGGAGCGCATCATCGATGCCACGGCCGTGGCCGCCAACGATGGCGACAAGGCCGGCATCAAGTACGGCATGACCTACCGCAACAGCGGCTGGATGCCACCTGGCCAGACCATCGAGAAAGGCGATCGGGTTCATGTGGTCGAGGGCATCTTTCACGCTATCGCGCTGTACCTGGCAGGCTTCAAGGTGATCGCCTCGATCAGCGCGAACAACTTCCCCTGGGACATCGTCGAGGCCAACAAGGGAAAGCTGGTGACCTGGTGTTTGGCACTGGACGACGACAAGGCCGGCCGCAAATTTATCCTCAAGTACCTGCGCATGCTGCGCGAAATGAAGGAGCTCGCCTGGACGGCGCTCGCCGGCGAACGCGACTGGGACGACGTGTACCGGGATGGCGAGCTGACGGCGGAATTCATGGCAGAGGCCTGCTACCGCGGCCGGCTGTTCACCGCCAAGAGCCCCATGCACATGGCCTACCTGCTGTACCTCAAGCGCGAGCGCAGCTTCTACCTGCTCGAGCACGGCAGCCGTCTGTACTCAGCCCGCGTGGCCATGGGCGAGCTGAAGGAGGAGCTGAAGGACGACAAGGTGGAGGGCAACCAGACCACGTTCTCAAAGCACTGCACCATCAGCCAGGTGGCCAACTGCGTGCCAACGTTCGAGTACGTGGAGAAGGACGCCATCACCGGCGAGCAGCGCTACTTCTTTCGCTTCGAATTCGCCAACGCCCGCCTGAACTGCAAAGAGCCGCTGGCCCCCAGCTCGATCACGGATCCGCGCGGGTTCGCCAAGGCCATGCTCGAGCGCACGCCGGGTGGCCAGTTCGATGGCGGGGAGAAGGTTCTGGCCATGCTCAAGGGCACCTGGTTCGACAACCCCAGCACCGTGCGCACGTTGCCCTTTGTGGGCTACGACGAGGTGACCAAAACCTATTGCTACCCGGCCTTCGGCTTTCACAAAGGGCGGATGGTGGCCACCAACGAGCACGGCTTCCTGAACATCGCCGGCGAGGGGCTGAAGACCAGCACCCGCAACTTCCACATGGTGAAGGGCGACGAGTTCGCCCCCAGCTGGTTTGCCGACTTCCGCGCTGTGTTCAATCTCAACGGTCTGGCGACCCTGGCCTGGTGGACGGGCACTCTGTTCGCTCAGCAGATCCGCGCAAAGCAAGCGAGCTGGCCATTCCTGGAACTGACCGGTACCGCCGGCGCCGGCAAGACTCTGCTGCTGCGCTTTCTATGGAAGCTGTGCGGCCGCAACAACGAGGAAGGCATCAAGCCCAGCGGTAGCGGTGCTTCAGCGATCGGCCTGCTGCGCGCCCTGGCCGGCGTGAGCAATCTGCCGGTGGTGCTGCTGGAGTCCGACAAGGAAACCACCGATGCACTGGGCCGCACCACCACCGTTCAATACAACTGGGACGAGATAAAGCCACTCTTTGACCACATGGCCAAGCTGCGCGTGACCGGTGTGAAAACCGCGGGCAGCGACGTCGACGCCCTGCTGTTCCGCGGCGGCGTGTGTATCTCGCAGAACACCAACGTCGACGGTTCCGAGGCGATCATCACCCGGATCGTGTACATGCACATGACCACCGAACACCACAGCTCGGTACTGAAGCCATTGGCCGAGCGTATCAAGGCCATGCCTGTGGAAAGTCTGGCGGGCTACCTGCGCGCCGTTCTGCTCCAGGAGAGCGCCTGGCTTGAACGCTACTTCGAAGCCTTCAACCACTACGAGCAGCGCTTCGCCGGCCTGGCCGGGGTGAAGCATAGCCGCATCGTGCTCTGTCATGCCCAGGTGATGGCCGCGGCCAAAGCCACCCAGGCAATGTTCCCAGCGTGGTCGGATCGTGACCTCGAGGCGCTGGCCAAGCACCTGGAAGGCCGCGCCCTGGATCGACAGCAAAGCTGCAGCGCCGAGAACAAGACCGCAGCGCAGTTCTGGCAGATTTTCCATTTCCTCAATGAGGAAGTGGTGACGATCACCGAAAACAACGAAACCCGTGAAGAGATCCGCGAAACCCTCAACCACAGCGCCGAGCGCGAGCTGATCGCGGTCAACATCGAGCATTTCCAGCAACGTTGCCGCCTGGCTGGCCAAGAGGTGATCCCTGCCGCACTGCTGCGCCGATCACTGCAGAACAGCACCACCCACAAGTTCATTGAGAACAGGAAAGTACGCTCCCGCATCGAGAAGCGGCCCCTCAACTGCCTGGTGTTCTCCAAGCGGGGGGTAGCGTGATGAAAGGGGGGGTTGAGTGCCTGTGTGGGGTGGGAATGCATGCCGGGAATGTTTTCTGCGTAGTCCCTCAATCTGTCCGGAACAAACGGAACATTAATGATTTATCTAATAAAACCTATATATATCAGATGGTTAGGAACCCAAAACTGTTCCGGTACGGCTGGAACACACTGGAACAAACCGGAACAAATTTGTTCCGGCATGTTCCGGTAATGTTCCGGTTTTTCCCTTCTCAGGAAAATCGCTGCAGCCCTAGTGCCGCGTGGCCTCTAGAGCTTTCTTCTAAAAACCTGTTCCGGTTTGTTCCGGTTTCACCGGAACATTTTCATGTTGCTGGAAGCCCCGTATTTCGCGGGCTCCAGCGTATCGCCAATAAAATGTTCCGGTTGTTCCGGATGTTTTCGGGGGGTACGCAGGTTTTTGTTTCTCGTCGCCCTCAGGGCTTGACTGAAATGGAGATCTCGCAATGACCACCACCACTTTCCAAGCTCTTGCTCTGCGCCCTGCAGCGCCTGCGCTCGAGGATCACTTCGCCTTCTACGCCGCCTGGGAGCGCGCTGCGCATCTGGTTGGCGTTGAGGCCTTCCCGCGGCTGGCCGAGCACCCGAGCAATTGGGCCAGCCTGCAGCTCGGCCCCATGCAGGCGGTGCTGAAAACCCTGCATGGCCTGGACGTGCCACGCCGGGCGCTGCTGCTGACCATGATCAACCTGGTGCGCCCGGATTGGGCGCGGTGGATCAACAGCGAGATCGGCCTGGACTACAGCCACCTGACCGCCAACCGGATGGGCACCGAGGTATTTACCGCGCTGCTCGATCTGCTGGCCACCCATCCGACTACGGACTGAACGGGTCAGCTAACAAGGGAGACGTGGCATGGACATTCGATACACCGCCAACGGCCTGGACGGCACGCTGCCAATTGCCTCGGCCTACCTGCTGTACGCGACTGCCGAGGACATGGCCGAGCTGGTGACCATCACCCACTGGATGGCACGGCCGCATGAAATTCCGCCGGAGGTGACAGTGGTTCACCTGCGCAACGTGGACGGCGTGGACTTGGGGAAATTTGACGTTCGGCACCAGATGCACCGCGTTTACACAGCCACGGCGCAGAAAGCGGCGGGCTAAAAGAAGGGTGTCGAGGAGGTGCAACTCCCCGACACCTACCACCAGCAAGGAGCAATACCCATGAAAGCAGCACACCCAACCAGCAGCGAAACGCAGGCTACCACAATGGCCAGCCATCTAAGGGCCACCGCCGCTGTCGGCGGCGCCCTGATCGGCTACCTGGTAGCGAAAACACCCCAGGCACGGCGACACCTGTTCTGCTTGGCCGAGGACGCAAAGCGCACCGGCGACCTGACCGACGCCGATGCCGACGTGGTGCACCAGGTGCTGGCCAAGCCGCTGCCACGCAAAACCACCGCTACTCTTTACACCCTGAATTGAAGGAAGGAAGCATGAGCCGTATGGATTCCCGCACTGCTGACAAATTCGTCGTTCGCCTGCCGGACGGCCTGCGCGGCAAGATCTTCGATGTTTCGGGGGAGAACCAGCGCAGCATGAATGGCGAGATCGTCTACCGCCTCGAGCAGTCGCTGCGCGATGACCAGGTGATCGCCACTCAGGCCGAGTTGATCAAGCTCCTGACTCGTCGAGTAGGTGAACTGGAAGAGTCGCTATCATGCTGAAGATAAATGCTGTTGGTGTCTAAAATTAATACTGCAGTAAAAAAAAGGGGCCTACAGCCCCTTTTTTAATAGAAATTCAGAGTATCCAGCTCTTTAAAGTGGCTAGGCCGCTTTTATTATCTGCCCCTAGGAATTTGCACTTTTCAATTTGCATAATCCCGTCGCGGTGGGATAGTGAAGTTACCATGTAGGCGTCACCCCCTAAGCTAAGAAGCTCGAGAAAGTTTTTCTGCCCGATCACTTCTGGCTCGACACTATTACGACGTTTAATGGCAACAACGCCGTCACTTCTTTCCACAGGTGCCAGCCTATCCTCTAAAAGTTGGCGCTCTTGTTCTGTGAACTGTGCCGAACCATTCGCGAAGGCTCTCCTTTTGACCAACTGCTCAATATGGTGATCTTTCACCCCAATCATACGTAGCTTAGTGATGATGTCATCAATTGTCATGCAATGTCCTTATAGATGATGGCTGACCTGATACACGCTACAGCAAGGCTCATTCTAAGAAAAGCTTATCTTGGTTGCAAAAAATTCTAGCCTTATATTATTAATATGGGCTATGAACATGTGGGGCTTCCAATATTATTATTAAATTGGACGCATTGGTTCTCACTTTTTTAAAATCTCGTATCGATAACACAAACTAGTGGAGAGTTGAATGCGTGTCGACGCAAAGGAACTACAGGGAACCACCGATACTTTGGACGAAGTTAAGAATGCAGTATGTTTAATTGGCGAAATTGCAACCAGTGGTGTCGATTTATCTGACCGAGCTAAAGCTGGGTTACTTGGAGTGCTGCAGTTAGGTTTATCTTATATCGACAAAGTAGAAGCCGATATCCGCCGCTATACGGACGCCGCCCCCAACTGATCGAACAGTTGCCGCTGCTGCGCCCTGGGGAGGTCGCGCAGCCGGTCAAACAGCAGTTGCTCGATCGTCCCGGCAGGGGGGCGGGTGGCGTGGGAATAGGTCAGATTCATGACGAACTGATGCCCACAATGGGGCACGAGGCAAAGGCAATACAGCTTCGAGAACTCCAGGGACAGCACCTGGCGTGACGCGATCCTTGCTTTACCGTTGCATGCCTTGCAGACAATCTTCATCGCTCCCTCCCCAGGTGCCTTCTAAGGAACCTATTTTCACACATAAAAGGGTGGCAGAGTGGCATCACAACTGCCGCCCGTAGGATTTATGCGGCGACGGTTGGCGGCTCCCGCCAGCTGATATGCCGATCACCTCGCAGCACTTCGTTCACGCTGTTGAACAGCAGGCAGATGGGCCTGATCTCGTTGGCCGTATACACGCGGTCGATCTTCTCGATATCACCGAAGCCGGCGCTGTTCTCCGGAATGATGCCGGCCAGGGCAGGGTTCATTCGCCAGGCCGCGATCACGTCGTTGCGGGTGATGTTCTTCACCTTTTCGAGCTCGTCCTTGGCCTGGAAGTCGCCCACCGGAATGATCTGAATCGCCTTCTCGCTACCGCCGGGAATGTTCACGAACATTGAGCGGAAATTGCCCACGCCCTTGCTGGCCGAGATTTGGGCGCGCAGCTCTTCCTCGTCCTTCTCGCTCAGATCCGGATCGTTGGTGTAGAAGATGTACCCCGCGTGGGCGCCATTGCTGTAATAGCGCCGGCGGAACAGGGTCGCCGCCTCGTTGAGCAGCAGCGCCTGCAGGCCGCCCAGGTAGTCGGGTACGCCGTAGATATTCTGTTCCACGTCGTAGTCCTTCACGTGGATCACTTCGTGTTCCTGGAAGTCGATCGCCTTGCCATCGCGCTGCAGCATCTGGAAGCCGCCATCGACTTTCACCCGCATGTTGATGGCCTGCAGGTGCTCAAGGGCGAGCGCCTGGCCGAACACGTTCTCCCGGACATAGAAGTAGCCCTCGCCGAACACCATGAAGTCGAGCGCCGCATTGCCCATGGTCTGCGCACTGCAACCCTCTGAGGGCAGGAACTCACGCAACAGCATGTTGCGCTTGAACTTGGGAATGGCGCCGTGGTGCGCGTTGGCGCGCAGCAGGCGGGCTAGGCCGATGCGCGACACCGGCGGCGTGTAGATCTGCGCGTTGTCGCTGGCGAACACGCCCAGGTACTGCCCGATGTTGTCGCTGAGCACCGCTTCGGGTGCTCCGAATGTGAAGGCTCGCATGGGCTGTCGTTCTTGCGGTTGTTGCTTTGCTGGTGGTCGCTTGGCCATGGGTACCCTGCATTGCGTAGCGGCTACGGCGCCGCTTGTTGGTGTTGAGAGGTTCGTGGGCCAGGGCGTGCATGATTGCCCAGGCGATATCGGCGTGACCGGTGGCGTCGGTGCGCGAGGCGCTGTAGGTGATCTGGCCGCTGTTGGTGGTGCCCCGCTTGATGGTCAGGAAGGCCGCGGCGATATCGCTCCAGCCTGCGTCCCACTCGATGCGGCTGCCCTGCACGGTGTCCTGAGCCTTGAGCACCAGGGCGTTCTTCGCCTCGAGGCTGTAGTGGATCGGCGTTGCCCGCGGGTAGAAGTCACGCACGATGTCGAACACGCCGTAGCCCACGCCGGTGATGTCGATGCCGATGTGCTGGACGTTGAAGCGCTCGGTGAGCTTCTTTACCTGGGCCGCCTGGTGGGTGAACGACGTTCCTCGCCAGCTGTGCTTCTCCAGGATGCGGAACTTGCCGCCCGGCTCGAGCGGTGGGGCCACCACCACGCAGGTGGCGTCGTCACGCGTGCGGCTTGGGTCATAGCCCAGCCAGACTGGGCTGTTACCGAATGGGCGATCGTCGTCCGGGTCGTAGTCAGTCCACAGGGCGATATCGGAATAGCAGCGCTCCAGATCCGACAGGGTGAAGGCTGACTGGCTGCTGTCGATGAATTTGCACATGAACAGCTGTTCGAAGCGGTCGTCGTCGTACTCGTTGCGCAGCTGCTCGAGGTCGAACAGGTCGCAGCCGCCGGCGATCGCATCCTGGATGGTGATCACCTTGCGCCACTGGCCATCCGGACAGAGCGCGCCGGCGGTGTAGGCCGCCTCGGCCGGCCAGGCTTGGCCCGACTTTTTGCCGCGTTTGCTGTTGCGGTAGGTCTCGCCCGTCCAGAACGGGTATGCCTGATGGGTGACGGCGCTGGGCGTCGAGAAATAGGTGATGCGCCACTTCTTGTGGGTGGCCATCGCGCTGGCCACGGTCTGCAGCTTCTGGAAATCGCGGATCCAGAAGTACTCGTCGACGTAGACGTGCCCGTGATAGCCCTGGGCGGTGCTGCTGTTCGTCGAAAGGAAGCGCAGCTCGGCGCCGTTGCTCAGGGTGATGGGGTTGCCGGTCAGCTCGATGCCGAACCAGGAACTGGCGAAGCCGACGATGTAGCTACGGAAAATCTCGGACTGGGCCCGGCTGGCCGACAGGAATATCTGGTTGTCGCCGGTTAGTACCGCGTCCATGAAGGCCTCGGCGGCGAAGTAGTAGGTCAGGCCCACCTGGCGGGATTTGAGGATGTTGCGGATCCGCCGGGTCAGCGGGTTCTGTTTCGCTTCGAACAGCTGCTGCTGGTAGCCGTACATGGTCGACGTGAACTTCTCCAGGAAGTGCACCTCGGTCAGGCCGCTGATGTCGTTCTTGGGCTTCTTCTCTTTGCGCTTGCCGCCGCCTTCGCCGCGGTGGCCACGCTCGCGCCGTTCGCCCCGGGGCGAATCACGCCCCTCTCGTTGATCGTGCTCATTCGCTGCCGGCGCCGATGGTGCGGCCGGCCGGCTGGCTTGCTTCAGCAGGCGCTCACGAATCCCGGTCAGGCGATCGAGCTCGTCGAGCTCGGCCTTGCCCAGGGCGTCGGGTTTCTCCAAAAGCAGGGTGATGCGGCGGCTGACAGCGGTCAGCGGTTCCTCATCCGTCAGCATCTCGTCCCAGCCGCCGCGGGCGATCCAGTAGTACACGATCCGGACGTTGGGCAGGCCGAGCTGTGCCTGGATTTCCTTCGGCTTGGTGCGGCGAAGAAACAGACGTTTTGCGGCTTCTTTTACTTCGATGGCGTATGGCATGGGCCGCAGTCTATGCGGCGAAAACGCAGCGAACGCGCAGATAAAATCCTAGTTATTCCTATTTTTTGATTTTAGAAATAGCTCAAAACGGTATCGATTGTTGAGGCATTTTTTGGTGCCTATCGTGGCGGCATCTGATCACCGACGAGCCACTTTCAGCCCATGCCCCGCTCCCTTGTTTCGTACTGGAAACGTGTCGCCGTCAGCGGCCCGACCGCAGATCGCCGCGAGATCACCGTGCAGGAGCTGCGCGACATCGCCGAGACCTACAAGCCGTCTCGCTATACCGCTGTCATCTGGGCCGACCATGAACGCTGGTCTGGCTCGCATGGCACCGTTTTCGCGGTGCGCTTGGTCGAGGACGACCCCGAGCTGGAAGAGGGCCAGGTGGCCCTCGAAGCGCAGCTGAAGCCCAACGACAAGCTGCTGCAGCTCAACGACCGCGGCGAGAAGCTGTTCACCAGCATCGAGATCTATCCGGATTTCGCCGGCAGCGGCAAGGCGTACCTGACCGGTTTGGCCGTCACCGACGAGCCGGCCAGCCTTGGCACCCAGGAACTGTATTTCTCCCGCCGAACTAGCGATGCGACCTACTACGCAGCGTCCGTCGAGCTGGGTCAGCTGCGCGACGAAGAACCCGACAGCACCGATACCAAAGGGCTGATCACCGCACTGACCACCTTTTTCAAGCGCTTCGCCGCCGTGGCGCCCACCGAAACCCCGCAAACCCCAACCGAGAGCACCCCACCAATGGATGAAGCCACCGCGAAAGCGTTGAAGGCCTTGCTCGAGCAGCTGTTGCTGGTCGCCGCCGGCATTCAGACCGTGATCGAGCCCGTCGCTGAAGAAGTCGACGAAACCGAGAGCGAAGAACAGGTCGATGCCGTCGAATCCGCCGTCACCGAAATCGTCGAGCAGGCCGAGGCCGACCGCGAGTTCAGCCGTCGCCGCAAGGCCAGCAAGGGCCTCGAAGCGCGCCTGGCAGGCATCGAGAAACAGTTCAGCGCTCTGCTGAATACCACCCAGGGCCGCACGCTGCCGCGCTCCACCGGCGCCGCCGCCCCGGCCAAGAAGAAGGTGCTCTGACATGGCACAGCCACTCAGCCAACGGGCTGTTGAACAGTACGCACAGCTGCAGGCCGACATGGCGGAAAGCTACGGCGTAGAAGACGCCAGCCGCCAGTTCACTGTCGAGCCGACCATTGCCCAGGATCTGAACGACGCCATCACCGCCCGCGCTGACTTCCTGGAGCGCATCAACGTGGTGCCGGTCAGCGAAATCAAGGGCGAGAAGGTGTTTATCGGTGTAAACGGCCCGGTAACTGGCCGTACCGACGTCAAGACCAAGGATCGCGTTGCTCGTGACGTGTCGGCGCTCGATAGCACCAAGTACGAGCTGCAGGATACTCACTCCGACGTTGGCCTGCCCTACGCCAAGATCGACGCCTGGGCCAAGTTCCCTGACTTCGCTGATCGCTACTCGGCCGCGGTGCAGAAGCGCCTGGCTCAAGACCGGATCATCATCGGTTTCCATGGCACCCATGCTGCTGACGATACTGACCCTGTTGCCTATCCGAAGCTTCAGGACGTGAACAAGGGCTGGTTGCAGCAGGCCCGTGAGCAGATCCCGGCGCAGGTGCTGCGTGAAGGCAAGGTGGCCGGCAAGGTCACCATGGGCAAAGGTGGTGACTACGCCAACCTCGATGCCCTGGTGCACGACACCAAGCAGATGGTCGACGAGAAGCTGCGCGACGATGGCGACCTGATCACCATCATCGGCAGCGACCTGCTGGCTGCCGACAAGGCGAAGCTTTACACCACCCAGGCGGGTAAGCCGACTGAGAAAGAGCGCATCGAAAACGCTCAGGTGATCTCCACCTACGGCGGCCTGCCGGCGTTCACCGTGCCAAATTTCCCGGTTAATGCCGTGCTGGTCAGCAGCTGGGACAACTTGTCGATTTACTTCCAGGACACCAGCTGGCGTAAGCAGACCATCGACAACCCGCGCCGCTCCCGCGTCGAGGATTTCAACAGCCGTAACGAAGGCTATGTGATCGAGCAGCTGGAGAAGTTCGCGCTGACCGAGAACGTCGAGATCCTGGAGGACGCGGAGTGAGCCTCGCCCTGCGCCACAAGCGCGCTGTGCTCGCCGGAGGCGTTGCCGCCAGCGTGGCACCTGCCGTCGAGCCCTACACCGCTGTCAATGCTCTGAGCAGCCCGGCCAACGCGCAGAAGCACCTCAAGCTGATGGAGGCCTCGCTGGCCGCCGATCTGGAGCGAATCAGCCAGATCGACAGCCGCGAGCTGCGTCAGCAGCTGAAGCGCGACGAGCTGCTGCCCAAGTACCTGGAGTATGTGCAGCGCTACCGCGAGAGCGGCCTGAACTACGCCAACCCGGTACTGGTGTACGTCCTGGTGTGGCTGTTCGATACCGCGCAGTTCGAACAGGGCCTGGAGCTGGCTACCTTCGCCATGGCGCAGGGACAGACGCTGCCGGAGCGCTTCAATCGCAACATCCAGACCTTCGTGGCGGATGAGGTGATCGAGTGGGCCGAGGCCGAGTACAAGGCCGGCCGCAGTCCCGAACCCTACGTTTCCAACCTGCTGCCCCTGGTGGATGGCGAATGGAAGCTGTTCGAGCGCATCCCGGCCCGGTACCACAAGGTGCTCGGCATCCTGGCCATGGACGAGAAGGAATGGGCCAAGGCCATTCCCCACTTTGAGCGCGCCACTGCGCTGTATGCCGAGATCGGCGTTAACACCCGCCTGGAGGGTGCCCGCAAGGCGCTGCGCAAGCAGCAGGCCGAAGGCACTCCCGAGTAACCGTCTACCCACCCCCAGCGGGGCCTGTCGAGGTGTAACGGCTGCGTGCAGCCCGTTACCACCGAAGGCAGTCACCCCGCCCTATTCGAGCGGCCAGCAATGAGCTTTTCCGGCAAACCCACCAACCTGGTGGAACAGGCGATCGAGAATGACGGCTTCTGGCCGGATCTCTCCGTTGCCGAGTTCCAGAAGGGCTACCGCCTGCCGGCGGAGTACCTGGTGGAATTGCTGGCCGATGGTTTGGCAATCGCCATGGGCGAGGTCAACAGCGACCTGGCCAAGCGCAAAACCCAGTGGATAGCCGCCGGCATCACAAATGTGGCAGCGGCCGATCCCCTGGTGCTGCCCGAGCGCACCCACATGGCCGCCACCTACAAGCGCGCCGTGTACTGCCGTGCCAAGGCATACCTGCTGCAGCAGTTCGCCACCGTGAACCGCCGCGCCGAGGCCGCCAACGTCGCCAAGGAAAGCCCGGAGACCCGCGAGCAGTTCCTGGCCTTTTCCCAGCAGGCGGTGCGTTCGATCCAGGGCCGCGGCCGCATCACGGCGGCGCTGCTATGAACAAGCTGCGCGCCCTGACCGCCTACCTGCTGCAGTGCCAGCTGGTGTCCGCCGAGCAGCTGGACAGCTGGGCCGAGCAGGTGACCCTGGATCTGGTCTGGAAGGACGACCTGCAGGGGCTGCACCTGGGCGACATGCGCTATCGCGCCGTGGTGGTGCTCGAGCGCTTCGCCGACCACCCGGGCCGGCTGATGGCCCTGGTCGGCAGCTGGCTGGAGAACCACGACGAAAGCCGAGCCGATCACGCGCTGCCGGCGCCTACGTTCGACATCGAGCAGCTGGACAACGACCTGGCCGACGTCGAGCTGTCCCTGGAGTTCGTCGAGCCTCAATACCTGGCCGAGCAGGCAGACGGCGAGATCGAAGCCTTCGGCAAGCGCTGGGCGTTCGTGCCGTTTGACCTGTGGGTCGCCGAGCACGGCGAGGTGGCCAGCTATGGCGCGTAACACCTTCGACTTTCGCATGGACGGCATGCTGGACGTGAAAACCCAGCTGGCCCTCCTGGAGCTGACGCCCAAGCTGCGCCGGCGCCTGTTGAACACCGTCAGCAAGCGCGTGCGCTCGATGAGTAACCAGCGCGTGCGCAAGCAGACCAACCTGGACGGCTCGGCCTACGAACCGGCCAAAGCCAAGCGCAAGGGCCGCCGCAAGATGCTTAGCGGCCTGATCAAGAACAAGTACCTGAACGTCGTCCAGCTTTCGGACGAACAGGCGACCCTCGGCTGGAAAAACGGCCTACAGGGCTGGATCGCCGACCAGCACCACCACGGCCGCACCGAGCGCATGACTGCCGCGATGGCCCGTAAGGCCAACCCGGTGAACGTCGACGCGCCAAGCACCGACGAGCAGGCCAAGCGCCTGCGCCGCCTGGGCTTCCGGATCCGCCTGCCCCGCGTGAACAAGCAAGGCAAGACCCGCTGGCAGCGCGCCTCGGTGAACTGGATCAAGGAGCACGTGCGCTTTGGCCAGGCTGGGCTGCTGATCCGTGCGCTGAAGGGCGACAAGCCAGGCCCGACCAGCTGGGACATCAAGCTGCCAAAGCGCGATTTCCTGGGCGCATCGCCCAGCGAGGTATCGCACCTGGTGCACCTGGTGCTGCAGCAAATCCTTAACTCTCCCCGCTAACGAGGCACCCACATGGCACTCGGTAAAGTCAGCGTCAACAATCTCAACCTCGGCCAGGGTGCCGTGACCGAGATCGAGCGCTATTTCCTTTTCATCGGCCCGGCCCCAAAGGGCATCGGCAAACTGATCCCCCTGAACACGCAGAGCGACCTGGACGGCGAGCTGGGCGTGCCGCCCAGTGATCTGAAGACCCAGATCACCGCCGCTCGCCAGAACGGCGGCGACCGCTGGGCCTGCCTGGCCGCGCCGATCGCTGACGACGTGACCTGGCAGGAAGCGCTCGAGCACGCCCAGCAGCAAGGCTATTCGGTCGAGGGCGTGGTGATCACCGCGCCGGTGTCCGCCGGTGCCGAGCTGGTGGAAATGCACGGCGCCGCCGTCGCGCTGAACAACACCTACGGCCGCCGCACTTTCGTGATGGCTTGCACCCCCGGGATCGAGCAGGCGACCCAGGACTGGCCGGCCTACCTGGTAGCGCAGCGGGCCATCACCAAGGACATCGCCGCGCCCCGCGTGCTGGCAGTGCCGCAACTGCACGGCAACGACCTGGGTGTACTGGCTGGCCGCCTGGCCAACGCTGCCGTAAGCATCGCCGACAGCCCCATGCGTGTGGCCACCGGCGCCGTGGTGGGCTTGGGCGCCAAGCCGAAAGACAAAGACGGCGTGCCGCTGCCCGACGCCTACCTGGCCGAACTGGACAAGGCGCGCTTCTCGGTACCGCAGACCTATCCGGACTACCCGGGCGTGTTCTGGGGCGACGGCAACATGCTGGACGCCCCGGGCAGCGACTTCCAGGTAGTCGAGTACCTGCGCATCGCCGACAAGGCCGCCCGCCGCGTGCGTGTGCTGCTGATCCAGCGCGTTGCCGATCGCCGCCTGAACAACACCCCCAACAGCATGGCCGCCAACACCAGCGCCCTGATGGCCCCTTTGCGCGCCATGGCCAAGTCGGTGCTGTTCGCTGGCCAGCAGTTCCCGGGCGAGATCCAGACCCCGGTCGACGGCGACGTGCAGCTGGTGTGGATGAGCAAGACCAAGGTCGAGGCCTATCTGAAGCTGCGCCCGCACAACTGCCCTAAAGACCTGACCGCGAACATCGCGCTCGACCTTTCCACCGACGAATCGGAGTAAGCCCGCATGGCACGTATCAGCGGCAAAAACTTCGACGTGAACATTGGCGACCTGCTGGTTCACGTCGAGACCGCCACCCTGGACATCACCGATAACTCGGCCGTTGCCCAGGACAAGGGCGTACCCAATGGCCACGTCGACGGCGACGTGAGCGCATCCGGCGAGCTGGAGCTGGATACCAGCAATTTCACCCTGCTGATCGAGGCGGCGCGCCGTGCTGGCAGCTTCCGAGCCCTGGAGCCGTTCGACAGCGTGTTTTTCGCCAAGGCCGGGGACGAGGAGCTGCGCGTGGAGGCCTTCGGGCTGAAGCTCAAGGTGTCCAGCCTGCTGAACATCGACAGCAAGGGCGGCGAGAAGAGCAAGCACAAGGTGCCGTTCGACGTGACCTCGCCGGACTTCATCCGCATCAACGGCGTGCCGTACCTCGACGCAACCGAGATCGAGGGCCTGCGCTGATGACCTGCCCGTTCGACCGCGCCCAGGCCTTGGAGCAGCGTCAGCGTGACCAGGCCATCGCCGCCCAGCTGGCCCGGCCGCGCTCAACGGGCCCCAGCCTGACCCACTGCCAGGACTGCGATCGGGAGATTCCGGCGGCGCGCCAAGCGCTGGGCGGCATGACCCGCTGCGTGCCATGCCAGACCACTTTCGAAAAAGGGGCTCATCGATGAGCGCAAACCAGGTTGCCCAGGACACCGCGCTCGCCATTGCGAAAGCATCGCCCGCCCTGGGCGTTGCCGCCACCGGCGCGACCGGTGCTATCGACTGGTCGGCGGTGGCCTACGGGCTGACCGCGCTCTACATGCTGCTGCAGATCGTTCTGCTGGTTCCGAAGTACCGGCAGATGCTGCGCGAGTGGAAGCCTAAGCCATGAACCTGCGCGCGAAAGTTGCCACCAGCGCCGGGGCGCTGCTGATCGGCAGTGGCGCCCTGAACATGTTCAGCCCCCAGCTGCAGGCGTTCCTGGGCATGTGGGAAGGCGAGGGCCAGAACGTGGTCTATGCCGATCGCCTGGCCGGTGGCCTGCCGACCGTGTGCAAGGGCATCACCCGCCACACCAGCCCACATCCGGTGGTGGTCGGCGACTTCTGGTCGGACGAGCGCTGCGCCGAGGTCGAGCGCCTGGTGGTCGAGCACGACCAGCTGCGCCTGGCGGACTGCCTGACCAACCCGGCGATCAGCCAGAACACTTTCGACGCCCTGAGCAGCCACGCCCATAACTTCGGCGTGCCCACCACCTGCGCAAGCCGGGCTGTGGGCCTGATCAACGCCGGCGATATCGCCGCCGGCTGCAAGGCGCTCGCCTGGGCCCCTGGCGGCAAACCGGTATGGGCCTACGTGAAGGACGCCCAGGGCAAGCCTGTTTTCGTGCGTGGCCTGCACCGCCGGCGCCTGGCCGAGGCTGACTGGTGCGCCCGATGACTGGATTTCCGCGCTACCTGGTCGCGTTCCTGGTGCTGGCTCTGCTGGCCGTGCTGTGGCGCCTCGACAACGTATCGGCCGACCGCGACACGGCGGTGGCCACCGCCAAAACCCAGACCGCTGCAGTGGATTCGCTGCGCGAAACGCTGCGCCTCGGCCGCGAGCTGCTGATCGAGCTCGAGCAGCTCGACACCACCAACACCCAGGAACTGAACCATGCGCTCGATCAGAACAAGCAGCTGCGCGCTGATGTTGCTGCTGGCCGTCAGCGGCTGCGCCTCGCAGCCACCTGCGCCGCCCCCGCCACTGTGCATGCCGATCCCGGCGCCGCCGGCGTGGCTGATGCAGGAACCGCCGAACTCACAGCAGACGCTCGACAGGATTATTTCACCCTCCGCGACCAGCTTGCCCTGACCCGGCAAATGCTGATCGGCCTGCAGGCGTACGTGCGCAACGTGCTCCCGCGGCAACCCAATCCACTTTGACCCAAGGATCTGACCATGACCGCCAGCCGCACCATCGATCTCGAGATCGGCGAAACCGAGTTCAGCTTCAACCTGACCGCCCAGGACGTGACCAAGTACTTCAACGCCATGACCCCGACCAACAAGGTCGCGCCGGCGCACAACCTGCTGACCGGCACCGTCAAGGCTGACCAGAAAGACGCGCTGCGCCCGTTGCTGGCCAACCCGCTGATGGTTATGCAGCTCGCTGGCGTGCTGCTCGAGGATTACGCCCCGGACGTTGAAGTGACCGTAAAAAAGCGCTCGACCACGCCGAACGATTGACCGAGGACGGCCTGGGCCAGCTGCTGGCCTTGGCCGGCCGCTGGATGCCCGGCATCGAGCCCACGGCCGAGGTGCTGGGCACCGCCAAATGGCTCGATGACGAGTACTGGCGGCGAATGGAAATAGCGATCGCCAACGGCATCGCGCACGCATTGAACGGATAGGAACTGATGGCCGATCGTAGCGCCCGCTTGAACTTCATCATGCGTCTGAACGAGCAGGTAACCGCGCCGCTCGCCAAGGTGCAGATGAAGTTTTCCGATCTCGCCGACCAAAGCGAGAAGTACATCAAGCAGTCGGGCATTGGCCTGGCCGCGATGGTGGGCGCCGGCGTGGCCATCAGCAAAGCAATGGAGCCCGCCCTGGAGCAGAACCGCGCCCTGGGCGAGGTGCGCAGCCTGGGCGTTGCCGAGGATGCCCTGGACTCGTTGAACCGCAAGTCGCTGGCCTTTTCCGTCGCCTACGGCGCCAATGCCCGGGACTTCGTGGCCTCGGCCTACAGCATCGAGGGCGCGATCAAGGGGCTGACTGGCACCCAGCTGGCGACCTTTACGAACGCCAGCAACGTGCTGGCCAAGGCCACCAAGGCCGACGCCGACACCATGGGCGCATACGTCGGCACCATGTACAACCTGTTCAAGGGCCAGGCCGACGCCATGGGCAAAGGCGCCTGGGTCGAGAACCTGGCCGGCCAGACGGCCATGGCCGTGCAGCTGTTCCGCACCAGTGGCGACCAGATCGGCGAGGCTTTCAAGGCCGCCGGCGGCCTGGCCAGCACCGCCGGTGTGAGCCTGGCCGAGCAGATGGCCGTGCTCGGCACGCTCGGCAGCACCATGGAAGGCGGCGAGGCCGGCGGACTGTACAAGGCCTTTTTCGAGAACATCACCGGCGCCTCGGAAAAGTTGGGCATGAGCTTCACCGACCAGCAGGGCCGGCTGCTGCCGATGCTCGGTATCCTGGAGAAGCTGAAGGGCCGCTTCGGTGATCTGTCGATCGAGGCCAACGGCAAGAAGCTGCGCGACGCCTTCGGCGGCGAGGCGGCGCGCCTGATCACCACCCTGATGGGCGACACCGGACGCCTGGCCAATGGCATCGATCAGCTGGGCCGAGTGCGCGGCCTCGAGCAGGCGCACAAGATGGCCAAAGCCATGGTCGACCCATGGCAGCAGTTCGGCGCCGCCGTGCAGGCGCTGCGCGTGTCGTTCGGCCAGGTGCTGATCCCGATCCTGGCCCCGCTGATGACCTGGTTGACGGACATCGCCGGCACCCTGATGCGCTGGACGCTCATGTTCCCGAACCTGGCCCGGGTTATCGGCATCCTGGCACTGGCGATCATGGGTGTGATTGCCCTGGTCTCGACCATGACCATGGTGGTGGGTCTGTCGAAGCTGGCCTGGCTGGGCCTGAACATCGTGGCCTGGCGCAGCATCGGCGCTTTCCTGCTGCATACGCTGTACATCGGCCTGTTCGTCAGTGGCCTGATCCTGATGGCCACCTGGATGGGGATCGCGAAAACCGCCTCGCTGCTGTGGCAGGGTGCGCTGTGGTTGGTCAATGCCGCGCTGCTGGCCAACCCCATCGTGTGGGTGGTGCTGGGCGTGGTCGCCCTGGGCGCTGCGCTGGTGGCCGCTGTCGTCTACTGGGACGAGATCGTAGCGGCCATCACCAACACCGAGGCCTTCCAGTGGGTGTCCGACCAGTTGGCCGCGCTGAGCGCCTGGTTCGACAGCATGGGCGGCTGGGGGAACATGGCCCGGGCAGCCTGGGATGGCATCGTGGGGATCTTCCACAAGGCCATCAACGGCCTGATCGAGATGCTAAACAGCATCCCGGGCGTGAATATCGAGACCACCTTCGGTGACGTACCGGCACCGCCACAGCTACCGGGCATGGCCATGCCGCAGCCTGGCCCCACCGCGGCCGAGGCCATGCAGTGGTCGGCGCCCATGCCGCTGATGCTTGCCCAGCCGGTACAGCCTCAGATCCCGGCGGTTGAGGCATCGATGGTGGCTCAAGAGGCCAGCGACAAGACCCAGCGTGCCCGCCAAGCGATCAGTGAAAGCACCCCATCCCTGAGCCCCCAGCGGGCTACGGCCGTGCCACAGGGTGGACTGCTGAAATCGATCCAGAACAACCAGAACGTGAACCGCGGGACGCACGTCGAGAAAGTGGAAATCCACACCGGCAAAGCAATGAGCCCGCTCGAACTCGAAAACATGATCCAGATGGCTGCCGGATGACCCTTTATATCGATCTGTTGATCACCAGCAACGACTTGGATCTGGATCCGTCACGTCAGCCCGTGCTGGTCGACGGGCGCTCCAGCATCGCCCAGGACATCGCCCACATGATCCGCGAAAGCGGCTTGCTGGTGACGCTGGTGGCCGAGCGCGATCGACTGCGCCAACGCGATTGCATCCAGCAGATGGAGCTGCTGGTGGAGGCTGACGAACGCCTGGTACCAGGTACCGCCCACATCCGCGAGCAGGCCGCCGGCATTTACCTGGTAACCGCTCGCACCGTTGAATTCGGCGACATCGAGGTGACCCTGTGACCGTTGATTTCAAGCAGGCGCTCAATGACGCCGGCATTCCCACTACCGAGGCTGCGCTGCGCCAGGCCTGGGAAAAAGAGGTAGCCGCCCAGGGCAGCGCGCTGAGCAACACCAGCGCCTACTCGCCGTTCTGGCGGATCGTCACCGCTCTGGTGACCAAGCCCGTGCTGTGGATCCTGGAGTTCGTCGCGGGCACGGTTCTGCCGAACTTCTTTGTGAAGACCGCTACCGGCACCTGGTTGGACATGCTGGCCTGGGCGGTGAACGTGGAGCGCAAGGGCGCCACCCGCGCCCAGGGCGTACTGCTGTTCACCCGGGTCAACGCCGGCGGCGCCCTCGAGGTGCCGGCCGGTACGGTGGTGCAGTCACCGGCTATCAACGGGCATGTTTACCAGCTGGTCACCACCGTGGCCGGGATCTTCAACGACGGCGTGATGCAGCTGGAGATCCCGACCGAGGCGATCGACACGGGCAGCGGCTACAACCTGGCCCCGGGGTATTACGCGATTCTGCCCGAGCCGGTACCGGGCATTGCCCAGGTGGTGAACGCTGACGCCTGGCTGACTGCACCAGGTGCAGACGCCGAGCCCGACGACGAGCTGCGCCTGCGCGTGCGCAATCAGTTCTCCGCGGTGAACCAGTGGCATACCGATGCGGTGTACCGCGCCATGATCTCGGCTTTCCCCGGTGTAAGCCCTGACGGCGTGTATTTCGAGCACGGCGCGCCACGTGGCTCGGGCAGCGCGAACGCCTTTGTTCTGTTCGATGCCGACGTGCCGGCCGCCACCTTCCTGGAGCAGATCAACGCCTACATTCGCGACCAGGGCAACCATGGCCATGGTGATGACCTGGTGGTGATGGTGATGCCCGAAACGCAGCACGCCCTCGAGGTCGAGCTGTGGCCCCGATCGACACTGACCACCGAGCAGCGCGAGAAGCTGCGCGAGGACGTGGCCATGTTCATTCGGGCGGCTTTCCGGGAGAGCACCCAGGGTGACTACCAGCCGACGCGGACATTCCCGCAGTCGCGGTTTTCGTTCAGCCGATTGGGGGAGGAACTGCACAACCAGTTCGCCGGCATCGAGTCGCTGCGCTTCTTGAACGACGACATCGTGTCGGAGTTGAGCATTCCGAGGATTCAGAGCTTGGAGGTGAAACGGCGTGCATGACGCAGGGAGAAAGGAAAGGCGGCGACCGACGAGCACCTGGGGAGGAGCGACGGTTCAGCCAGCCGCCACGGGGATCGACCCCTTCGAAATTGTGAAGTTCCCGAACGGGGTACACGAATGATCAAGTTAAAGCTGCCTTTCTGGCTGGATGGGATCCAGCTCGCAAAGCTGACAGCCGCGGCGCAGAGCTGGTGGGCAAAGGTCGAGGACTGGCTGCGCTGGCCTTTGCTGCAAATGGATCCGGAAACCTGTCACCTGGCCGTGCTCGATCTGCTGGCCTGGCAGCGGGATATCACCCGCTTCAAGGACGAGCCCGAATCGCTGTACCGGCTGCGCGTGAAGCACGCATTCATCAATGCGGTGGACGCAGGCAGCACGGCGGGCATGAAGCGGATCCTGCGCCGCCTGGGTGTGGGGTATGTCGAGATCGACGAGCGCATGCCCGATCGGGACTGGGACGTGGTGCTGCTGCAGCTTTCCGACTCGCAGCTGTCGCAAAACCCCGAGCTGCTACGCGTGCTGATCCAGCAATACGGCCGCACGTGCCGCCGCTACGACTTCGTGACCATAACGCCGATGACCCTGCACATGGGCCTGGCGGACTTTAACGACGACCAGCTGACCCTGGTCGCAAGCCTGTAGGAGAGCCCCGTGGGCGCAAGCATTACCCTGGCCGGCGAAAGCCTGATCGCTCAGCGACTGGCCGCCAAGCAAACCGTGAACGTGGCGCGCTTCGTGTTGGCCAACGTGCCGAACCTCGACCCGAATACGGCTGTGAGCCGTTCAGCCGGCAAGCCGCCGGCGGCGCAGATCGTCGGCACCTACGCGGTTACCCAGGCAGGCTACGTGAACCCCAACCAGGTGGTTTACAGCCTGATGATGGGCAGCGATATCGGCGACTTCGACTTCAACTGGATCGGCCTGGAGACGGACAACGACGTATTGCTGGCCGTGGCCTACCTGCCAACTCAGCAGAAGCGCCGCAATATCCCGCCGCTCCAGCTGGGCAACAACGTCACCAGGAACTTTATGGTGGTGTTCGACGGTGCGCAGCAACTGACCGGCGTGACGATTGACGCCAGCACCTGGCAGCACGACTTTACCGTTCGACTTGCCGGCATTGATCAGCGCGAGCGCCTGAGCAATCGCGACATGTTCGGCCGGGCCTGCTTCCTGGGCACTGCGCTTCAGCTCGAAAAGGTGGGCAGCGATTACCGGCTGAAGCCCGGTATCGCCTACGTCGAGGGTATCCGCCTCGAGTTGAAGGCTGTCCAGCCGGTGGCAGTACCCACAGCCCCGACGACGGCCTGGCTGGACGTGCTTCTGCAGCGCGAGCTGAGCGACGTGGTGGGCACCTTCCGGGTGGTGTTCGGCGATGACTTGGTGGATTACTCCGACAGCCTCGGCGTAAGGCACTACCTGGTGCCGATCGCCAAGATCCAAAGCACGGCCGTGATCACGGATCTCCGAGCACCTGAGCCCATCGAGGGCGAGCTGATCAAGCACTTTGCTGCGCGAGTGGGTGACTACCCGCAACTGCGTGCCCGGGCTACGACGAAAGCGGATGTCGGGCTCGACCAGATCCCCAACGCCATCAGTAGCGCGATCGTCAGCGACAGCGGCGAAGTGCTGGCCACCACGCGGATGGTGCAGGCCATTCGACAGGCGCTGGCCGAGAGCATCAGCCTTCGCCTGCCTCTGACCGGCGGCGCAATGACCGGGCCGATCGAGAGCACGTCGAACCTGGTGATCGGCATCAATGGGCGCGGCTGGGTTTATCACGACGGCAACGGCTTCGGCATGGTCAACGACCAGGGCAACTGGGCCGTCCAGGTGTTGAGGAACGGCGGCGGTGTGGTCATCGGTGGCGTGCTGCATGGTAACGGCGGGGGTCTGACTGGGATCCCGCTCGCCGGCGTGAGTGGTTTGCTGTCAGCGCTGGAAACCAAGGCCAACAAGGCCACCACGCTGGGGGGCTATGGCATTACTGACGACCTGCAGTGGCGCACCGAGCCGCTCACCGGCAAGTTCACCGTTGAGTGCCTGGACATCACCCAGTCGGGCCAGGAAAGCGGGGTGTTGATCAGGACAAAGATCCCGGCCGATACGACGGTAATGCCACACCTGACCATCAAAGGCTGTATCAATGGGTACATGTCCCCCTTTGAAATGCAGCTGAGCTGGTATTTCTACGAGGGGGCTTTTTACGTTCCCAGTGTATTCATCAGTGGCTATTACTCACCGCTTGGCGGCGGGGGCATGCGGGTATTCCTGAGCCACGAGAACGGACTGGTTAACATTCGTCTCGACTTCGGCGGCATCTCGTATATCCCGCGCCTCGCTATCACGGCATACAAAAGTGCTGGATATGGCGGTAATTACGCCTGGTACACGGGTTGGACGCATGGCCCTTGGAACCGAGATGTCGCCATCGCCGGCGAGATGATGGCCGGCTCCCACACCGTCCTTAGCACAGCCAACATCGGCGCCGTGTTCAAGAGTTTTGTTCTTGCCGGCGGCAGTGCTCGCGGTATGCGTACCGTCCTCGATCTGGAAGCCCCGGGCACGCTGGTTGAAACCTTCAGTCGCACGCCCCCACCCGCGACCCTGAAAGCCAACGGTGCGGCAATCTGGCGTGCCAGCTATCCAGACCTGGACGCAGCGATCTATGTAGGTGACGCCCTCAACGCCACCGCAGCCTGGGGCTACCACTGCACAGATCCTGGTAACCCCACCGGCACCCGAAACCCAGGCGGCGCGTACCTTGTCCTGCCTGACGCCCGGGGGGAGTTCCGCCGCGGCTACGACGACGGCGCTAATCGTGACTCCGGTCGAGAGTGGGCAAGCTGGCAGGATCAGAGCATCCAGGGCCACACCCACTCCGGGTTCACCACAACCGCCTTTCTGCAGGCAGGTGCTGGTGGCATCGGTGGGCCGGCTGCACAGGGCCTTACCAACGCAACAGGCGCGGCATCGGTCGTCGGTACCAGCGGCGTCACACGTCCGCGCAACATCAACCCGCTTGTCTGCATTCGCTATTGAGGTCGCCCATGACTACCGCACCCGTCGTTTATCACTACCACGGCCAGACCGGCGAACTGCTGGGTACCGGCTTCGCCGATCCTGACCCCATGAACCCGGACAAATGGCTGGTTCCAGGGCTGGCAACCCTGTCGGAACCGCCGGCGCCCACCAAGGGCTGCGTGGCGTGCCGCATCGAGCATATTCGCTGGGAGCTGCTGGATGACAACCGCGGCACCATCTACAGCACCGACTCCGGCCAACCACGCGAGCATGCCGAGCTTGGGCCGCTGCCTGAAGGCTTTACCACTCAGCCGCGGCCAACCTTGCACCACACCTGGCAGGAGGGCGCCTGGGCCTTTGACGAAGAGTCGGCCCGTACCGCGTTCATCAGCGCGGCCGTGCTCGAGCGCAACCGCCTGCAGGCTGAAGCCACCGCACGCATTGCACCGCTGCAGGATGCCGCCGACCTCGAGGACGCCACCGAGGCCGAGCGCGTCGAGCTGGACGCCTGGAAGCGCTACCGCATCGCCCTGAACCGCGTGTCGCTGCAAGACAGCTACCCGAAAGCGATTCAGTGGCCGAGCAGCCCGGCATGATCTGGAGCCCTGTCACGATGCGCTGGCCAGCCCAGGCGACCCAGTGGATGGGCGAGCTTGAGGCGGCGCAGTCGGTTGCCGGCGGCGAGCTGGCCACCACGGCCACCCGCCTGGCCGGGCTCGCCAACGTGGCCACCACCAACCCGGGGCCGGTTGGCCAGGCCGCCCAGGGCGTAATCGCCACCGGCCGCGGCGCGCTGGCCAGCCAGCTGGGCGAGGCGCCGGCTTGCCTGGCGGTGACGCCGTTTCAGTCGGGCATTGGCCAGGGCCGCGGGCATCAGCGCTACCTGTCGGCGCCGAACCTGGTGCAGCTGCTGGCCGGCAAGTTGGTAGCTGCGCCGGCGCCGATCGCCGAGCTGTACGCACTGCCGATCCTGTTCCTGGCCACGCGCTACGATCGCTTTGCCGAGGGCCTGGCCCGGTTCAATGCGCTGATGCCGGTACCGGATCTGGTGCGCGCTGAACGTCGAGCGCGGCACCTGGCACAGCTCGAGGTGGAAAAGTGGGAGATGCCCCGGGCTGAACCCCTGCCGCGCTGGCAGTCGCTGCCCCTGGAGCGCTGCACTATCACCAAGGCGGCGCGCCAATCCATGGCCGGCCAGCTCGCCGTGCTGGAGAGTTACGCGGCCGACAGCTCGCCCATGGCTGACCTGGCGGCCCTGGCCACCCGCAAGTCGGCGCAGCAGCAGGGCCGCAACCAGCAGTTGGCCGACCTGCAGGCGCTGCTCGAGGGCGGCACACCTGACGACACCATACGCGCTCGCCTGCTGGGCCCCGGCAACCCGGCGCAGCTACGCGCCGAGCTGCTGCAGCTCGATCCGCCCGGGCATGAGTGGGTGCTGTGCGCCGGCGTCGTCCTGGTGGGTTCCCGCCAGGGCCTGAGTTTCGTCCAGGAGCTGGTTGGCCTATGACGCTATTGCTCGATGGTCAAAAGGTGCAGGGCAAGTCGCTGAAGGTGACCGCGAACCTGCGCATCGAATCGGCCGATATGTCCGGCCAGACCAGCAACACCGCGGCTGCGCACAAGGGCTTCAAGCCCAAGACGCTAACCGTGGCGCTGATGATCACCTACCGCGAGCGCGGCCAGCTGACGGCGCTCATGCGCCTGGCCGAGGCCACCGGCGCCGGCGGGCAGCGCAAGACGTACCGCATCGTAAACGACACGGCCGAAGCCTTCGGCGTGCGCCAGGTCGAGTTCACCGAGGGCGTGAGCGCTCGCGAAGACGACACCCTGCACGCCTGGCGTGTGCAGTTCACCCTGGCCGAGAAACTGTCCAACTCCGAGCGCGTGGAGACCCGCCGGCCGGGCAACCCGGTCAAGCAGCAATCCGCCCCGGGGCAGGCAGTGACCGGGGGCGTCGGCGAGGGCGAACAGCCGGTCGAGCTGACCGGCTTCGAGCGCGTGCTGAAGCGCCTGGACGAGGCCCTGGAATGAAGCTGCACAAGGTGCTGACCGTCGCCGGCCAGCCGTACCCGCTGATCAAAGACGAGGTGCGGCTGGATCTGCGCAGCCCCGGCCGGGCGACCTTCACCATCACCACCACCGAGCCGGTGCGCGGCCTGGTGACGCTTGATATCGGCTATGACCAGAACCCGCTGAAGCGCCATTTCATCGGCCACGTGGAGCGCTGCACATCGTCGCACCCCCAGCAGCAGGTGCTGTTCTGCCGCGAGCTGACCAGCGTGCTGGCCCTGCCGCTGCCCATGAATTTGCGGCATGTGGATCTGCACCAGGTGCTCGCCGATATCGGCGGTCGCACCGGCCTGCAGTTCCGGGTACCGGATCAGGCCTATGCCCGCGTGAAGGCACCGTACTTCTATAGCCTGGCCAACGGGTACCAGGCCCTAGACAGCCTGGCCCGGGTTTTTGATATCCCGGACTTCATGTGGCAACAGCAGGGCGACGGCGAGGTGTACGTGGGCAGCTGGGCGCACAGCTACTGGGGCACACGCAGCGCCCTGTCACTGCCGGCCGAGCTGTTCGACGGCTACCAGGGCAACCAAAGCGCGATGGTGGCGGCCCTGCCCGGGCTGCGACCAGGCGTATCGATCAACCAGGACGAACGCATCACCTCGGTGACGCTCGTCGACACGCAAATGGCCATCCGATGGAAGACGCAATCCGCCGCGCTGTAGAGCGCCAATTCCCTGAACTGACCGGCGGCTATCACCTGCCGCGGTTCGGCCGCGTGGTCGCGGTACCGGACGCGCCGGCGCAGCCCGGGCTGTGCGACGACTTCCGCCCACGCTTCGCCGTCGACGTGGAAGTGCTGCTGCCCAATGGCGAGCCGGATCCGGATCTGCCGATCCTGCAGAGCCTGCCGCTGCCGGTACCGAACGGCGGCCAGGAGGCCGGCATGTATGGCTTCCCCGAGGAAGGCACCGCTGTAGTGGTGTGCTTCGCCTATGGCCTGCCACACAAGCCCTTTATCCAGCAGATCCTCGCCCAGGGCCTGAGCCTGCCGCGGGTACCGAAAGGCGACCAGGTGTGGCAGCACAGCGAGGCCTGCCAGCAGCGCGTCGACGCGGACGGCAACTGGCTACGCCAGACCGATGGCCGGATCGAGGACAAGGCCATCGAGCGGAAAGTGGAGGCTATGGACAACGCCGAGCACTACGACAGCAGCTCGGTGCAGATCCTAGATCACAGCACCGAGTCGGTGGGCGGCATCAAGAAGGTGGAAGCCCTGGGCGCGTTGAAGCTGCTGTCGGGCGGCTCGGCCAGCCTGGCCGCTGTGGACGACCTGCACCAGGCTACCGGCCGTGACCTGAACGTGGTGGTGGGCCAGAAGCTGAACAGCGCAGTGGGCGGCGACATGCTCGAGCGGATCCAGGGCATACGGCGCAGCGTGGCGCCCAAGACCTGGTTGGGATCGGAGTCGGTCAACGTGTTGCAGATCCTGTGCGACCTGCTCGACCTGGTGGAGCAGATGAATACCCAACTGGCGGCGCATACGCACGTGCCGGGGCCTACGCCGAGCCCGGCGGATGCATTTGCGTTTAGAAAATCAGCTTCTATGAGCCAGAACCTATGGGCTAAGCTAAACGCCATTATCTTGCCATGATCGAATAATTGGTCAAACCTTTCGACAAAGGATGAATC